CGTTGGAAAGATTACCACTTGACCCAATGCCATTGTTAAACGTCGGATCGTCTGCGGCCTTAACGTTGATTGTTATCGGATTGGCATCAAGTAAATAAGATTGCGTCGTGATGTATGTAAAACCGTTTTGAGACGATTGTAATTGCGTGCCAGCGTTTAACGTGTCACCCATCTGCTCAACTATAACGCTGATTGTGTGCTCTGCTCGTTGTCCTTTCTTTTGTGATGATACGCCAATTAGGTAGCCCCAAAAACCAAGAGGATTAATTATTACGCCTAGCAATTTAATGTCTTTATCTGAGCACGTAGATACAAACACCTGTTTAAGCATGAATGTTGAATAATGCTCAAGCATCACAAAAACACTCGCCGTTGCTTGGCTGTGCGCGCGCATAAAGGACTTTTTAAGCAGTGGTATTTTCTGATTTAACGTAGACTCAAGTTGCGCAATGATTGAGCTTGAGATCTCTTTGATTGTTCTAGCCATTTGCTCGCGTGCCCCAGTCAATTGGAATATTTAGATTAGTTGAGCCGGAATCCTGCTCAATTACTATCCCAATCATAACACGATTTAAACCGTCTGAAGAAACGGCCACGCTGACAGACTTGGCCAACTTGTCTTTGATCAGCCACTTCAGATCCGCTTCGACTGCTTGAGCTAGTAGCTGATAGTTTTTGGAGGACTGCGGCTTGTTGTTTATAAATGCGTCTGTGCGCGATGATAGGCGCTCGTCTGGCGTGTTGGCTGACTCGTTGCAAAACCAGTCTTCTGGAGAGAATAGCGAAAGGTACACCGCCGTTTCTAGTCCGATCGTCATTTTAACGATGCCGTTTTCAATAGACATATCGCCATCGTCGAGCGTTTGGAATAGTAAAACGTCGCCGTCTTGTGTTGATGTTTGCTGCATAAAGAAACCCCTTAGTGTTTTTGGTTAGTATACACTAAGGGGTTGCTGTGGTGGTTAAGCAAGAGTTTAATTAGTACCATCTGGACAATCAGCCCAATATGAACTTTGCACCCCGGGTTCAACCTCTTCAGTCATCCAGCATTGTTCAGGACTTGCCTTTTCAATGGCCCACTCTACAAAATAAAACATTGCAAAAACACCCAGTGCTATTGTTACCAACTCTCTGCATATCATCAATCAATCTCCCTTTCCACTAAGCTTCTTAGCAAACAAAATCCAGCATTTTTTATAATCAGGCTTTAGTGACTCGTAGGTTGGATATTTTGGGTTTATATAGCCAAATTCGCGCCAAAGCTTTTCGCCTGTTACTTCTAAGCCTTCGGCGACCTCCACAGCTTTATGTAGCGGAGTTTTAGCCAGCTTTGATGCGTCGTTAAACTTACCTAACTCGTCGATTGCTTTGAGCGACTTCTCAATCATCATCTGATTTGTTGCGCTCTCAACCTGCTGTGGTGCTGTGTAGATTTCTGCGCGTTGGTTGCGATCATGCTCAACGCACTTTCTGGCGTAGGCGTCTGCTTCGGCTTGGGTGTAGGTTTTTTCGTTTGGCCCAATAGCGTCTAGTGCCTCTTTCTCCTCAAGCGCCTTTGCGGATATCTCATCATTATTTTCATTTGTCCTGTTCGCTAAATGAGCCTAAACGGTAACGGCTTGCTCGTTTAAAGTCAAGCCGTTTTTTATGCGAGCGACACCCGTGAGGTTAGCAGATTAAAGCTGCGCTCCACTGTTGCCACTAATCGGTCTATCTTCAGCGTCTTTATAATCTCCAACCTTGTGTTTGTGTCCTCTCTGCTCCTTACCTGCCACCTTAAGGCTATTTGTGCCGTCGATTGTCGGAGCCGTAACGCTGACAGGTGAAGACGCCGCGCCATTTGGATCGATGATAAAGCCGTTTATGTTTACTTCGCCGCTGGTCGCCACCGTCTTAGTGTACGCACCATTCGTTTCAGTAAATGACCCGTCCGCGCTAACACTTTTTGAATAAATGCCGTTAGTCTCAACAAAAGAGCCATCGGGGTTTATCGTTTTAGAGTAGCTATCATTGGCAATGATGATAGTGCCGTCTTTCTTTAGATAGACTTGATTTACTGGGTTGCCTTCGGAGTTTCGGGCATACATTCGCTTCTCGCCCGGCTCTGCAATCTTGTTTTCATAGTCAAATGCACCGAAATAAACATCGCCCCCGCTTTGGTTTGTGCGGTCGCTCCATCCATCATCCTGCGACAATGGCTTGGAGTCGTCGCCCAGTGGCTGCAAGTGCTCCATCTCGTTAATGTCGCTTGCATCGGCTAGGGCTTTGATTCTGTCGCCAATGACGCTAAGCGCTCGCGTTATTCTTCCCACGGGAAAACCTCCAACTCTTTTCCGTTGTAAGCCTCTGGAAGTGTCAGTTCAAGCGAACACACCCTAGCATTTGGAGTAAGTGACATTGTAACGTTCTTGATAAACATTTTCGCATCACGGTAGATCATTGCGTCTGGCGCTTCGACATTTACATAAGAATTTACAGTGTAAAGCGCACCTTGCGGATCGCGCAGCGTAGACAATTCGCAAGTATAGCTAACTGAATTGGCAATGCCTCGCGCCCTGCGGCTTTCTGCCACGGTTTTTTCGTCACCGTTAAACGAATCGGTAGCCATGAAGTTGTCCACACGTAGCGAGTTTGTAAGCTTACGATTTTTTGCGGTGTAGCTCGTTGGGTTCTGGCGAATAATAACGGGCAAGATGGCAGTATAATCACTGTAATATGACTGCTCATTAAATGTTGGGACAATGCTTAGCACTGGCGGATGATTGCCTTTGAGGTGCGCCACACTTGGAGAATCAACAGCCCTGGTCAACAAAAGGTTCCCCTCCAGGTTGTTAGTTAAGACAATGTCTCGCTGCTTAGATAAATTTAGCAAGTAAGGTGCGATCTTTTTTTCTGGCTTTATCGTTGCCACGTTGAAAGAATCGCCAACATCTGCATTGACTACTACATCAAACGGGAATGTCTGCGTGATGCTCTTTGCAATCCGATCAAGCTTAAAGCCTCGCACTTCGACGGGATAAGCCGAAATAGGCACGCATGAATCGTTAATGACCGCGCACTTAGAGTATGCAGACAGTGTAACGGTTTTGCTTTCTGGCGTCACAAACGGATTGACGCCCATCTGAGTTCCACTAAAAACCAGCTCTTCGCCAATAAAGACCTCCATATCTTGATAGCTAAACGGCTTGAACAACTTTCTAAAGTCTACATTATTCGGCTCAAACGGCGCGATAATGTCGCACGTGTCGAAGGAATCGAAGCGCTGAGTAAAAATTATCTCAATAAAGTTTTTAAACTCGGTTTTGCCGATGATTAATGTTACTTCGTCGCCCGTTGGGTTGATCTTGGTTTTGGCCTTGGTCTTTGGCACAAACAAAGTACTACCCGCTACTAGGGTTTCTCCTGCGCTCGGGTTTGACTTTTTGAGCGTGTCTGCGCTCTCTTCCGTGCCGTATTGCTGGCGGGATATGTCTTCGTAACTTTCGCCAGGCTTTGTTGTGTGGGTTGCCATCTAATCCACCAAATAGCGCATCAAGCGCCCTTTTGGAATCGTCCAAATCTCTTCATTGTTGAGGTTGTTCATCAAGATCACCTTCTCGACCGCTGCGCTTTCAGTCGTGCCAAAATACTGATAGGCAAAGTCGAGCACTAGCATATCTCTATCAAGTATAACATTGCGCACCCGCTGCAAGCCAATAGCACTATTGATAGTGCTAAGCACAGCTTTTGTAATTTGTTCAAGTAACGTTTCATAACTTTTTCCCTCGTCTTCAATCCCGACCGCTGCGGCGTTTCGATCTTTCCATTCTAGATAGTCGAAAAACGACTCTTGCAGAGACTCAACCGCGTTCAGTGCTTCTTCTCTAGTATCAAAGTCTTCGTTTGCAATGCTTAAAGCAATGGCGGACACTTCGGACGCTGCAAACAGATCTTGCACATGAACGGTGTTCGCGCCCACGTTGTTATAAGTTGGCGTTGTCGTTGTTTTATCTGGCGACACAATATCATCAAGCAGATCGCCATAAGCTTCAAGCTTATCACCAATCAAAGAAAACGCATTCGCGCCAGTCTTTACAAGCTGCGTACATTGAGATGCCAACGTTGTAGGCGTTCCAATAAGCACGTCAATGCCGTTAGTGATCGAGTTGGTCAAATCATTAGCGAACCGCTCCGCTTCTGCCTGCCCATTAACTAGCGGATTCATAGCTTCATTAACTGCGCCCACTTTATCATTGATCTGCTCAATCAATGATTGCTCTTCGGCTACGGTTTCAAGTCTAACGCTTTGCTCAAACTCTTCGGCTTTTGACGCGTCGAAATCATCGCCAGCCTTTTTATTTGCCTCGTCTG